AGGTACTCAAGTTGCTGTCTTAGTAGTTAAACCTAGGTTATTAAACTTACGGTCTAACACTTCAAGTGTAGTTTTACGTACACTTGTTCCCACTAATGGTAAAAACCTCTCACGAGGGTAAACCGTATATAGTGTATTCCCCACAACATCTTTCCAAGGAGAGGTGTCGTTAATACTTATAAACTTTGTAAAGTTCATAGGCATAACAGTGGCGAATTGAGCAGCATTCTGGTCGAATGCTAAGGTAGGAGCCATTGAATAAATCCAATGATTCTTACCGATTAAGGTGTCCACAGAGTAGTTCATACTCTGGATACGCCCGTTATAGCTCATAAGATAAGACTGTCTATTATCGTCAGATAATAATGAGAAATAAAGCTCTATTCTTTTCGATTCAGGTAAACCGGATGGGTTAAAACCACATCCGCCTAAATAGTCAGGTATAACTTTAACCAAGTCAAAGATCTCTCTCTGTTTTGGTCTCATTAATCTGCGATAACGTTCTCCAAAATGTTTAGCTAAATCAATAAACGAATCGTCACTCACGTGGCGCCATTTAAGTTGAGGTGTAACACCATCAGGTGTTATGATTTTACCACCAAACTCTGTTAAGAGATTTGATGATATAGTCTTACTTGGAGCATATGGAATATCCATAGCCTCAAGAGCTCTCACATATTTAGCATACAAAGCATCATCCAAAATAACAACATCATCGCCTAAGACGAAAAATGCGTCATTATGTGAACACCCATTCAATGCATATAAAAGCATTCCATGGGTTAAAGCAAAGATAGCAAACGAAGGTATTAATCCCAACGGTTGTCCAGTCTTCCAAGATAATAATGAATTATCTGGTAGTGAACTTATCCAATTTCCTCGCGAAAGATCAGCGAATAGTTGGACAGCATCTTTACGGTGATACAATGTATTGAGCACCTCTAGTTGCAAAGCTAGAGGGAACCTGTCAGTAGCATTCGATAAATCGACTGCATGACATGTTCTTTTGCTCTTCATATGATTTTGGAGTATAAGAAATGGTCGATCCTGTTCATGAGTACAATCCCAAGGTAACATAGTTAATTTGGAATATAAATCACGAGCAAGAGGAACCAGAGCTGCTTGGTAAACCCTAGCAGGGTTAGCTACAGCTCTCAGCTTCAGACCGGGCTCTTGGATTAAACCAATTTTCCCGACTGAGGATGTGTAACGATCACTCTGCCTAACATACCTATAGCGGCCTGAAGGAGTTTTCACTCTTTC